GTGTGTTTCTTTTCAATTGTTTCTTTTTCAGAAATAACTGCTTCGTATCTTTGAGAAATAAAGTCACCTTGATATCGTGGGAATGAAAGTAAAACAACCTTACCAAGATCAGGGAAACGAGAATCTACGGTACCACGAAATGCTTTATAAATATTTTCTGCAGTCTTACCTTGTTCATTACCAGTTCCTACCTCTGATGCAAAACCAGAAATTTCATCAAGGACAGCCATGAATAAGTTTAAACCCTCATGTGATTCACGTTCTGAGTGTCCAGAATAAACTGTTACAGATTTGTCAAAGTCAATTGAATCTGCCTTAGCATTAAATTTTCCAGCAAACCAAGGGGAGCGTTCAACTTTGCTTTTAAAACCTTTAAAGAAAACATTCTTTGCCTGTTGAGCGTTAATAGCAACGTTAATAATATCAATAGCATCTCCTGCAGGCTTACCATAATATACTGCTGGATCTTTTAGACATAATAGTTTATATACTGTATATGCACATGCTACTGTTGATACAAAGTCTTTTCCAGATCCCTTGCCAAGTTGCAGAATAATTTCATTTTTTGTATATTTATTATAATATCTTGCACCTTCAACAGGTCCATACATTTCTTCAAGATCTTCTTTACGATAAATTTGACTCATAGCCTCAACAATGTCGTATTGAATATCGGAAAGCGTTGGCTGTCCCAAATACTCTGGAGACTCAACAAATGTTTTTGCGTCTACAGGTTTTTCAACAAAATGATTTTCTTTAAGAACCTCAAAGAAATCATTGAACATCGTGGACAACTGTAATCACTTCTCCTTCTTTTGCAATTGCTGAAAGCCTTTGCATAATAATATCACGTACTTCAGGATGTGAAGATGCAATATCTCTTAAAATTCCAACAAGAACTTCTTGGCGACGCTCAATCTCAATCATTTCTTCTGCAAGTTCTTTATTTTCAAGAAGACCAGCTTTTTGAAGCATATCAATTCTTCTAGACTCAATATCTAAAACTAATTTAATTCCAGCAGTTTTTGCACCAAGGTTACTTGTTAAACTTGATTCATCAATAACTTCATAAGCTTTTGTTATTAATTTTGTGTAATGTGTGTCTGCTCCAACTAACGCTTCTTTAGCACGAGCACGGATAGCATCATTTGCAGATGCCATCACTTTCCATTCATTAATTAATTGAACAACACGTGTTCTAGGAATTGATAATTCTTTAGATATTACAGTTGGATCGTTACCCTTTAAGTATTCAGTGACAACTGTGTTTACTTGGTCAAGATGGTCTACTAAGTCTTTTTCAGTTGACATTTTTTTCCTTTGCTATTTTTAATAGTACTAAGTATCCAATTAAATCATCTATATCATTGTCACCAACATAGTCAGTGCCTTTCATTAATCTACTTAGTTTGTCATCAATTCTAACTCTAATCTGTTCAACTGGATCTGATTTACTAAAAATTCTTACTGGGTCTAGTGCTGAATCTCCGTAAGCAATATTTTTTTTAATAAGCATGTGAGCGATACCAGTACAGGTATTTAAAATTTTACTTCCAGATGGAGCACCTAGCGAATATAGATATAGATCATCATATTTAAACTGAGTTGAATCCTCAAAGACTGGTTCTAATTTCATCGCTTTGATTTCCTTAATCCAAATTTTGCAAGGTATACGTAGATTGTTTCAACACTTGCTCCGCACTCCTTGGCAATATCTTGTGGAGACTTTTTGTCCATAAGAAATCTCTTACGAAGCCAAGTCTCGCTTGTATATAGTTTAGCAGCCATATGATTATTTGTCAACTTCCGTATCAATAACATCGTAATTATATGCATTGGAGTCTTCAAGTATCCACTTGTCATAGCTTTCAACATCCCATTTATTAGTATTTATTAATCTATCTATCAATAAATCTTTTTTGGTAACAAATGATGGCTCTTTAATTCTTACCCTATTGTTTGGCTGTACCGCAAAATTTCCGTCATCTCTTTGAATAACATGCCCACATTTATGCTGACCTGGATTTTCAGAGTAGCCATCATCTAGTATGTTTGTTTCTGGACTATGCCAATCTAAAGTAAATAAATATGTTCCAGGAACATTGTTTTTGTTTCTATCAATGTAAGACATTCTCATGTTGCTTAGCGCTTGAAATTTTGTAACAGAAACATGAGGGCTAAAAGAGTTCCATAAAACAAGATTATGAATTGGCTCTTCTTTTACTCCTGGCTTACTACAAAAAGCATTAATAGGCATTCTCCACCAGATACCACCATCTTCCATCATGAAATGAAATAACGGGCTCCTAGATTTAATACTTGCTACCCCAAATATTACACATGGGAAATATTGATCGTGACTATCTAATTGGTCTCTTAAAAAATTACCACGCACATAACATTCAATTGGTGGTATGTTTGCATTTAACTCTGGCATTATTCACCTACCTTTATTGCTTTGTTCCAATTGCTTAATGCCCAATGACCAATACCACACGCATCTGCAACATCATTGTCTTCAATATTCCTGTCATAAATAGTATTAATAAACTTGATAGTTCTTTGTTTTCTAATATTTCTTTCATATGTTTTATACCAAGAAATAGATTTGCCAGGATTTTTAGATCTAATTATTAACTGTTCTTCTTTAGAAATTTTTTTATTGCCGATAAAGTTTTGCCAAGTTATTGGTGATACCTTTCCTACATTTTTTGTTCCTGTTTGTCCTGCTGCTCCAAGTATTGCTCCCTGAACTAAAGCAAGATCTGCAGCAGTCTTAGGGCTATTCATAAATACTGTATGTTCAATTACTATTGCTTCAAATCCACCATAGTAATCAAAAACAGCTCTTACTCTTTCTCCAGCATTTAAAACTTTTTCATAAATATCTTTTCCTTCAAAATTAATCTTACCAATAAATCCTAATTCTTTTGTTTCGTTATCAAATAAAGCAAAGGCAATGTTGTTTGTACTTGCATCAATTGCACAAATTGTTTTTGGATTACTACTGTTGTTCATAATCAATAAACCCCTTTATTTGTTTTAACATTTTATCTATTTCTTTTTTATTAACATTACAATTAGGGCAAAACTCAGAGTCATTATATATTGATAGTTGCTCTCCACAGCCACCAATGCATAGTCTTTTTTTACCCTTTCTTTTTTGTCTACGAGTTATCTGATACCTTTCGGCTATTTTTATCTTTGTTGCTTCTTCTCTACAAACATCTCCACAATAAATCTGATAACTTACTTTTGGTTTAAATGTTGTTTCACATCTTTCACATAGTTTCACGTAGCCCCTCCAGGGACTTAATTTTTACCACTCCACTTCCTGCATCAGCACATGCTTGCTGAATAGGACAAGTCTTACATATTTTTGAGTTAGAGCGATAATTTTTTGTAGGAAGTGTTCTTGCCAACCAAGCAGAACGAACATCTCTCATCCATTGAAAAGCTGAATCAATCCATTGACGATAATTATCATCTACTTCAACTGGAAGAACTAAAAGTTCATGATTGTTTTTATTTTCATAAATAAGCACACCCTTTTTCTTACCAAGAATTTTCATATAAATAAGCAGTTGAATTAGGTGTCCAGACTTAGGTTTCATTGAGTTCTTACGATACTCAAATCCTTCGTTAAGCATTGTCTTGATTTCTCCAACAATCTCTTCACCTTCCCAGTCAAGCATTGCATCGCCATAACCAAAGATTGGTGGATCATCATATCTAATTTTAAATTCTGTTGTTGGTTGATTATTTTCATCACGATATATTTTTGCAATTCCAGAGTTCATCATTGCGTCTTGGATTCTGCCATGTGATAAAGTTCCAGCAGTCATGTTTGCTGCACCATAGGCATCTGCATTATCTTCAAACGTTGCACCATCAAATGCTAAATACCAATATCTTGGACATTCTCCATGACTATAAGCAATAGTTGAAGGAGCAAAAGTTTTTTTGGTTTGAAATTTTGGACCACGATTTACAATGTATCCAGATTTAATCTTTTCAATCATAGCCTGTCCATCTACAAGACTTTGCTTGTTAGCTACACTTTTTATCATAACACTTTGTAGTAAATTTTTAGTCATTTTTATCCCTTGTTTATATAAGTATAGCAGGTTAGCGCATTATGTATTTAAGTGCTGAAACTAAACTGTTTATTGATTCTGCTGCTGTATAGTAAATGTTTTTCTTTGCCCTGTCGTTTTTATCCACATTTGCCATCCACGTTGCCTTAAAAGACATTTTTGCAGCGATAGCCTGTAGTCTAACGATTTCAATGCTTGCTACTGCTGCTGGTATGTCTGGTTTAATAATAACTTTGGCAATAAAAGTTAATGCTGTAGTTAACTCTTCGTCTTGCATATACTCTGCAATTTCAGCAAGACCGTTTACCATTTCAAGAGTTGTTTGTCCATTTACTGGTTCATTCATTATTTTCTCCTGTCATTTGATTAAGTATTTCAAATTCTACCAATGCAAGTCTAACCTTTGAACTGCCATCTCCTAGAACAATAATAATTGCTGGATCATTATTATTTTTAATTGCATCAGTAACTGCTTTAGCCCATACATCTTTGTTTATTGTAAAAGATTTAGAACATTCCTTAAAGTCAACTGTAAAATTTTTCCAGGTTGCATCACCCTTATGTGTATTGCGTCCAGAATTTTTATGTTGTTTTGCATTAATTCTTTTGCTTTCAGACTTCTCGCTCATAATCCTTTTTCTTTTTCTTTACTGGAATTAATGGCACAATAGATAAATGTTTATTTGAACACATCCATGTAGCATTTCCATTTTCTTTTAATAACCTTAAAGATTTTACTTCTTCACCACAAGTTTTACAAGGAAATTTTCCAGGATAAACAGTAAATTTGTCGTTATGCATTTAATACTTTAGACTTTATTAAATCTTGCAAATCTAAGTCCTCTCTTACACGATTAACAAATCCATCTCTACCTTGAACTTTTGTACCATCTGGCAACACATACCATGCACCTGTTCTTTCTACTATACCCATTAGCTCAGCTGTATCAACTAGATCCCCTATTGAGTCAATTCCAAGATTCTCACCTCTGAAATAAAAATCATATTCTCCAGATTGAAATCCTGGAGATGTTTTTGAAAATTGCAATTCCCAACGAATCTTACGGCCAATCTTTTCTTCAATAAGTTTGTCTCCAACTTGGATTTTTCCCTTAATTGCTTGATTGTCTGACTCTGATGAAAATAATTTAATAACTGTTGACGAATAAAACTTAGTTGCCTGACCACCTGTTGGTTGTTGGCTAGTATACATTGCGCTAATGTTATTACGACTTTGACTAATAAGAACAAATAAAGTAGGCTTAACTTTATTATTAGCATAGTTAATCATTTTCCATGCATTACTAAAGTCACGAGACTCTGCACCAATTTGCTTAGTGTTTTCCAGTTGCTTTAATTCAATTGAATCTTTTTCAAAATAAATTGCTGGAAGTAATGAAGTAATTGAATCAACAACAACAATATCAACTCCAGCATTCATAAGGTTTGTTCCAATGTCTACCATTTCATTAATAGTTCTACATTGAGAAACAATAAGTTTTGATGTATCCACACCAAGCTTTTCTGCCCAAAGCTTATCGTATGACATTTCAGCATCAATCCATGCACAAATCTTTCCTTCTTTTTGTGCCAAACCTATCATTTGAAGGCATAGAGAGGACTTTGCAGACGACTTTGAGCCCCATATGAGTACCTGTCTTCCATAAGGCAAGCCACCCAGCAATGCTCTATTTAAACCAAAGCTGGGCATTGCTGCATATGTTGTAGCTGGAATTGTATCTCCAGTCATAACTGTCTTTCTTAGCTTTGGATTAAGTTGAGCTAATACATCCTCTATTGTTACTGTCATTATTTCTACCCCTTGTTTTTCATATTTTTAAACATTGCTAACATCGTCCATAATTACTGTTCCATCTTTTGTTTTACCAAACTTAAACTTATAAGCATTACCTTCTTGAATATGCATGTAGGCTTTTGGAAAAGCTGTTGGGAAAACAGTTACAGAGTGCAACTCTCTTGAAGAATCTGCTAATGTTAATGAGCCCATCTTTTTACCTGTTTTTGTTATTCTTGATTTAAATGATACCACAAACATCTCATCATCTTTGTATGGAAGTTGTTTGTAATTTAAGAATTTTACAAGACCGCTAGCAGACCCCTTTAGTTCATCAACTGGAATTGCTGACAAAATACGATTATCACTTGCAAGAATTAAATAAGTTTTTCCAGTTTCAATTTTAGTTTCTTCTTCATCAAATATACCAACACTACCAGTCTTATCTAATATTTCAACTCTTGACCAACCATTGCCACGCTTAATTGATTTAAGCATACCCATTAAAATAAAAGATCCCTTTTCTTCAAAGTCTTCAATTGGATTAATAAATGCATGGTAATGAGATGGAACTGTAATGTTAAACTCTGGCAAATTTAAATATTCATAAAGGTTTTCTTTAATTGTATTATCATCTCTTGGATTATCAGAAAATGTTGCAGCACCAGTTAACTTTAAAGCATTTAGCGCTCTACTATTTACTCCATTACCTTTTGTAAAAGTGAATTCTTCAAGTTCTTTATATGAATTAAATGGTCTTGAACTTATATATTTTTGTGCAATATTATCTGAAATAAATTTAATTCCAGTAAGTCCGAACCTTATTCCCTTTCCTTCAATTTTAAAATCTAAATCTGAATCGTTAATATGTGGAAGCTTAATAGGAATTCCCATTCTTTTTGCTTCAATTAAATATTCTGTTCTTCCATCTTTATCTTTTTCATTTTTAAGAAGTGCAAACATAAATTCAAGAGGATAATAATACTTTAACCACGCCGTCCAATACGAGAGAGTACTGTAAGCAACGGCATGCGACTTGTTGAACGAATACCCAGCATGTGCTTCAAAATCCTGCCAAAGGTCCAAAGCATTATTAGGGGAGATAAAGTTAGAAGCACCGCTAATGAACCTATCCTTGAATACATCAAACTCTTTAGCATCTTTTTTCTTTCCAATGATTTTTCTAACTTTATCTGCTTCCGACATGGACATTCCGCCAAGGTATACGCATGCTTGCATAACTTGTTCCTGGTATAAAACACATCCATAAGTATCCTCCGTAAAAGGTTTCATAACCTGATGACTATATGATACCGACTGTTTTCCATGTTTACGAGCAATATAATCTTTACCAATAGTATTCATTGCACCTGGACGAACTAGAGCATTAGATGCAGCCAATTCGTTGAAATTTTTTACGCCCATCTTTACTAAAAGATTAGTATAAGGTGTTGCTTCACATTGAAACACACCTTTAGTGTAGCCCTCAGATAGCATTTGATAAATTTTTGAATCTTCCATATCAACAGATAGTAAATCAATATCAACATAATGATTTTTCTTTATCATATCAACTGTATCGTGAATAACACTTAATGTTTTAAGTCCAAGAGCATCAATTTTAATTAGACCAATTTGTTCAGCTTCGGACATATCAACACCAACTACAGGAATTCTTTGATCTGATCCAGGAGATGAACGAGTTTCTAGTGGTGCGTATCTAAAAATTGGGTTCTTGCTTGTAACAACTCCAGCAGCATGAATGCCAGTTCCTCTAATTCTGCCACGTAGTTGATCTCCGTATCCTACAACCTCTGGATACTTATCTCTAAACCATGAAGTATTTTTTGATGTACAAAAATCATCCCAAGTGTCAACAAGTTTTAAAACTTTGTTTACGTCAGTAAGTGGAATATTTAAAACTCTAGATACATCTCTTACAACTCCCTTGTCTTTAAACTCAAGAAACGTAGCAATAGATGCAACATGCTTGTATTGTCTAACAAGATAATCTTTTACATCATCACGACGTGTGTCTTGAATATCTGTATCAATATCTGGAAAGTCATTACGTTCTGGATTAATAAATCGGAAGAACAGTAGTCCATGTTTTAAAGGGTCAATATCTGTAATACCTAGTAGGTAACAAACCAAAGAGCCAGCAGAAGAACCACGCCCAGGACCAACTAGAATATTTTCTTTCTTAGCCCAACTAATCATATTTTGAACAACAAGAAAGTATGGAGCAAACTTTTTATCTTTAATAATTTTAAGTTCTTCTTCTAGCCTTAACTTATACTCTTCATTATTAAAATAATCAAATTTAGTTATTTTATCATTAAGTGCTGCCAGTGTTAGGTCATATAGTTCTCCGTCTGGATCTTTATATTGAACTGGTAATAGATCAAGGTGATCTTTTATATCATAGTCTGTGACTGTATCTGATAAAGATAGTGTATTTGAATAAATGTCTTCTCTGTCAATACCCTGCTTTTCCATAGCAGATTTAATTTCTTCATAGGACAGCAAATGAATATCAAATTTATTAAAAGTTATTTGTCTATCTTCTCCATATAGATAGTCAAGTCTTTCCATCATATTTTCTTTTTTCTTAGATTTTTCATACGTTGATTCTTTATTTATTTTGGCATGAGTATTCATCAATAGTTTAAACTCTTGAATTTCTTTTTGTGATGAATCTGAATGGTGGCAATCTGGAGTGACAACAACTTTAATATTAAACTCATCTGCAAGCTCAATAAGCGACTTATTGATTTCTGGAGTATTGTGTGGCATAACTTCAATATAGTAATCACTACCAAAATTATCTTTAAACCATTGAATATGTTTTTTTGCAATTGCAAATTCATTCTCTTCTAATGCTTTAACAATAACGCTACTTGGACATGCCGATGTTACTATAATTCCTTCACGATATTTCTTAAGAATCTCAAAGTCAAACCTTGGTTTTTTAAAAAATCCATCTGTCCAAGCAATTTCACTTATTTTATTTAAATTTTCTAAACCTTTTTGGTTCTTGGCTAGAAGGATAATGTGATTATAGACAAGATCTTGTTGACCTTCTCTTTCAGATTTATCTCGTTTATCAGATATATCTGCACACATGTATCCTTCTAGACCAAGTATTGGCTTAATACCCTTTGCTTTTGCAATACGATAAAACTCTCTGTGACCAGAAAGAGATCCGTGATCTGTAATTGCAAGGGCATTCATACCCAACTTGCTAGCACGGTCAACATACTCTTGTGGAGTTGCTACGCCGTCAAATAGGGAGTAGTGGGTATGAACGTGTAAGCCTACGTAACTCATCTTACCAATCTGTATTGGTTGATGAAGTTAGAGATGGAGTGTCAAACCCCAAATAGAAAGCTTCTTGTTCAGCGTATGGAATATTCTTTAATGCTAACTCAAGAGGATATGGCTTATGTGTTGTCCAGTCAAATGGTTCTTTATCTGGAGCAGATGGAATCATTGTGTAACTTGTTTCAGTACCCTGACCATTACGCTTTAATTTCCATTGAATATTTGAGATGCTTCCTGTTTCAAGTGCATACTCACGAATTGTATTAAATGCAGATTGCTTACTTACACCCATTGACCAAATTGCAACATATGGCTCTTCAATTCCATCATCTACAAGTACGTTGCAATAAAAACGAAGACGTGCTCTCCATCCAGCCTTTGGATCTTTACGATGCATTTCTTCTGCCCAGTCACGACCTTCTGATTCCATTGTGTCTACAGCCTTACGCTTATAGTCCTTTGGATTTGTGTGTTCTTTTACAACCAAAGCAAGTCCACGCTCTGCATTATAGTTTGCAGAATCTTCATCAAGTTCTTCAATAAATCGGATCTTTGCAGATTGCCCATCAGCAAGTTTTAACCATCTTACCTTTGGTGAGTTTTCATCATATTTTGGCTTGTCAACTAGGGCATTAATGTTTTTGAGTCCCTTTACAATAGTCATATTATTTTTTTCTCCTTGTTTTTTATTTTATAGTACTAACCCAAAATGTTTTAAAATAAATATGATAGCAAGAGCGCTCCATAATATATTAAACCATATTAAAGTTGGTATAGTTTTTACTGTTGATGACCATATTAAACCTAAACTTGATACTAAAGCAAAGATGTAAAGCCACCATATACTTATATCAAATAAAAGACCTGGAATAATAATTAAACCTTTTGCAACAAATGCAAAAAACTCAACAGTATTTGCTTTTGTCCAATATGATCTATGACCCATTGTTTTTAAAGCAATAACCCATTCCATACGTTTCTTTTTTGTTTTATTTTTCATAGCCATCTATTCTATTTTAACATACTGATGATAGAGTTGTCAAACTGGAACTCCAGCTTTTTAATTGCATCATCATCCATGTCGCCTATATCTTTATATTTTTTATCTATATATACAGAAGTAACAACTGGTCCAAGTTTTTCAATTAACTTATCTCTCATTATTACCCCTGCATCATCGTTATCTGCAATCAATACAATGTTATTA